CAACACACCTTCTTACCTTAATTTTTACGAGTAAGTTCCTTATCAGAGTGAGTTAGTTTTACCTGCCGGTGTTTATTGCCTCATTATACTAATTGGATGTTAGTTCTCGGTAGATTAAGTATGCTCAGAGTAATCTACAACTCTTAGTAGTTTATACTATAATAAATAGCCTGTTAAAATCCCAAACGTTAAAAAAAGGGAAAGTTTTTTAGACCTTCCCTTTGTGAATGTAACAATTCGAATAATAGAACTAAAAAACCACAATACAAATATACGAAGAATAATCCATATTACCAAATTTATATTGAACATAAAACGATGTTAGCAATCATATCGGTTTCAAATATATTCTTTGCTACTTTTACATTAATCTTATCTGTATCTAAATAAGAAACCAAATATTGGTGAATATCAAAGGGTCTACCATTGATAATAGTATTTCCTTTATCATCTACCATAAATGTCCATTTTGATACATACAAACATTCTATAATTTCTGATTTATTATCATCCATTGTATAACCACTTTCGCAATATACGTGCTCAGCAAATGGTGTATTGATATCATAAAGATAATCATCATGCGCCGCTTGATATCTTCCATATACCATATTATCATATAGGAATGGAACTATGTTATTTTTCTCATCATAAGGTAAAATACCATTTTCTAAATCCATTACATACGTTTTGTTTGGTACTAAAACTTCTCTTAGGGTTTCTAAGTATTGTTCTTTGTACTCATTAAGTTGCTCTACATATATTTCGTGCATGTGTGGACTATCTGTATCTTTCCATCTATCATGCTGTATCATATCACTATGGATAGCTATTCTTACTTTTAATGCTTCTAACTGAATTTTTGTTTCTAATTTCATAACTTTATTTTGTTTTATTTTTTGTTTCTAATAATGCGTTTTCTAATAATTTGTGCAATCTTTGATATTCTTTGTAATACCAAAACCAATCGTGCTTATCTTTTAATTCTGATGATATTGATAATTTATTAACTTTATCAGAAATAAAAACACCCATTTCCATACCATTTGAACAGTAATAGAAAATGGAACCAGGATCACCCATATGTTTTCTAACATTTGTTACCTGCATTATATAACGTTCACCATCATGCTCATCATCATTCTGTTCAAAGGTAAATTTAGTATTATTTTCACAAATCTTTTCCAATGCTTTACGTGCATTGATTACATCTGAATCATTTTCTCTATACATAATCTTATTTTTTAAGGTTTGTGAATAATAAAAACGGGTTTTCTAAGATGAGTTTAAGGAATTCCTTGCGTGTGATTTTTGCCATTTGTATTGCCCGTTAGGGACTTGGTTTAAGTGTGAGTTGAGGAATACCCCCAACCCTTACTATACAAACATACGAAATGCTTGTGAGAATACCAAACGGTTTAAGGGTTAATTTTACCCCCAAAAACGTAAGTCATTGATAGTCAATAAAAAAGTTTTTCCACAAGTTATTCACATTTCATAACTCGTTGATAATCAATCTTTTACATAACTCATTGATAATCAATGACATAAAAAAACCCCCAAAATAGGGGGTTTATAGGGTGATGGAAAATATAAATGGCATTAGATAAAGTCCACCCTATTTATTCTTTTATTGGTACACAATTAGGTACGATTCTCCCGTCTAATACTTTAGTGCCGATGGCTTCATATCCTTCCCAACATGCATCTTCTAATCCATCACCTTCGGCAAGTTTGATTCCTTTGTATTGAATCTCTCTTAATTTAGATGATATTAGATTTACTCCACTCATTCCAGTTTCTTTACGATATGTTTCATAGCATATAGCTGATGCTTGTTCTTGCTCATACCCAGCATTAATTTCTGCTGGTATGCAATAAGCTAGATATTCTTCTTGCGTTTCTCCTTTTTTTGGTTTGTCTACTGGCATATTATTTGGTTTTATGATATATTTTTAGTATCTTTACATTATAACAAACAAAAATCAATTTGTTATACTATAAACAAAGTTATAATGCCAAGAAAGAAATCTGCTGACAGCATTTCCAATTACTTCAATGATGAGGTGGAAGCAGCTATATTAAAATACAACACATCTACATCGCATAATGAAAAGGAAATCTTATTCAGATTAATCTATCCTGCTCTACATAAGATAGCAGAAGTATTTTACAATAAGATTAAACCAGTCTATGTACAAATAGAACCATTAGATTTTCAAATGGATTGTACCGCATTCCTAGCTGATAAGTTACACTTCATTAAAGAGGGTAAAGGAAAAGCATTTTCATATATGACAGTAACTGCTAGGAACTTTTATATAGGAGCTAATATGAAAGCATATAGTAAATTAAATAAGCATGTCACATTAGATTATGTGAATGAGGGTTGGGATATCAAAGATACAGTTAATGAAGATAGAGATAATAAAGAAACAACCGAAGGTTTATTAAACGCATTTTGTGATTACTTAGAAACTAATAAATTAGAATTAACTAAAAATAAAGCCAGAAAAGGATTACCTATACTGAATGAAATAATAAGAATGATTAGAGAGATTGATGGTATAGAGGATATCAATCGTAGAATTATAATGAATAATTTAACCAACATAAATGGGTTAAAAATAGAAAGACATTACATTACTGTAATATTCAATAGATTTCAGGCACACTATATTAAATTCAAAAAACATTGGTTAAAATATAGAACTCAAATGCCATATATAGATAAAAAAGATTTAACTCAAGAAGAAATTGATTATTGTATTGAAAACTATAAAGAACATGATTGGCTATCAGGTCCAACTACATTTGCTAAAAAGTTTAATGTTGATGAATATGTAGTAAGGAAAGAACTAAACAAAGCTGGTTTGTGTACTATCTAACTCTATAACGTTTACCTTCCCAACGGCATTCAGTAACAAATCCTAAGTTGATTGTTCTCCACTCATTATTGTTATCTTCTGATTTTACAACCATATAATCATAAGCCTCATAATCATAGATAGCACCTCTATCGATACCATTTAAAAATGGTCCCCAATATACTGAACGAGTTGTTTGCCCTCCATCAACTTTATTCCACTTAACCCAAATAGGTTTACTAGCATTACTATCCATTAGGAAATCGTAAAACTGTGTGAATGTAATTTCAGGTACAGCGAATTGTAATATCTTATTATGTACGTTATTCTCTATCATTCTTATTCAGTTATAGGTCCACCTACTACCCATGCTGCGCAAGTTCTACTTGCTGCACATTTAAAATCAAATGCTTCACAATAACCAATCTCACCAGCATTAATTGCTTCGTATGGGTCTACTTCTTGTCCTAATCCTTCTGCGATACATTTAAGTATTTCTGGAGTTCGGTAAAAGAATACACAGTTACCGCAAAGTGCTTTTTTTGCTTCTTCAACGTTTCCTTTGAATTGGTCTGCTTTTGCTTTCCAATAGTCTTCGTTTGGTTCGTTTGGGTTAAGTGGCCCGTAGTTTGCTTCATCTATTGCTTTTTGTCTATTAGCTATGTTTAGTTTGATATCTTGCGTTGATTCAGGACATGTTGCAAAGTCCTGTAAGATTGGAGGAATATCTCCAGCTTTTAATTTCTTTTTATCTTCAGCTGCTTCACCAGGATAACTTGATGTTACCGATGGTTGTTCAGCTTCTTCTAATATACCTAACTCTTTTAATTTATTTCTACTCCAACTCAATGCTGATTTTCCACCCCAGAGCAAAAACGAAATCGTTCCGCATGCGTTCATATCCGTTTCATCATAGTAAGTTTCAGCTCTACTCAAAAAAGAATACATTCTTTTAATTGTTTCAACTGATATAGATTCACCATCTGCTAATTGTTGTGCACGAACTTTACCTGTTTGAGTAGCACATTTGTTACCATTCTTTTCGTTTAACTCTATACCTCTTTTAGCATTATTCTTAATCTCATCACCATAATCAGCGTATGATTCAAACATTGCTTTAATCTTACTTAATACTAACTCAGCTTCAACTTCAGTTAATTCATCAATTTCTTTTAACAAATATCTTTGGTTAGCAGCTTCAACTAATTG